ATAACTATTATGGCATTTATTACACAATGCTTTTAAGTTGCTTTCGATATATTTTAAATCGGCGCGAGTAGAGAGTTTTGTTATATGGTGAATTTCTGTGGATGGAATGAATAAAAAATTATGTAAGCAATCTACACACAACGGATGCTCGGTTAAATAATGTACACGAAAGTTTCTCCACTGTCTATCATAACCACGCTCTGTACTGCTGCCGCGCTCACTTTCATAGCGTGGTTTTTTCTTGGCGTTATTATTTGGAGGCATCTGTGGCATACTAATATATATGATGTTTTGATCTTTATTGCTATACTTATAGGTAAATAACAATTATAAAATGCCCGGAAGAACACCCTCGCCAGATTCTATAAATTCTACTGATAAACGTCCAAAGACTGTAAGTGACGGCATTATACCAAGACCTCCTACATGGCTGAATGATAATGCCAAAAAGATTTACAAGGCCGCATCCAAAGAGATTGTAAATTTAGGTATAGCAGGAAAGTGTGATGTGAATGTATTGTCTATATACGCGATGCAACTAGATAGACTACAAGCACTTTCGCAAAAAGAAAACAAAGACCCATCTGAAAATAGAGCACTGAATGATTTAACTGCTAGCACATTGAGCCTTATAAAAGAATTAGGTATATCTCCAAGTGCCCGTGCCAAGTTGCGTATTGCTAAAGTAGATGATAGTGACGCACTGACGGACTTTATGGATGATAAGTAAATGGTTCAATATACGACAGATTTGACAGTGCCGAAAAAGATCGAGCGATTCTTTAAAGAATTTCTCAGACATAGTAAAGGCACTCATGCTGGTACTCCATTCGTATTACTGGATTGGCAGCGAGAAATTATTGAGTCGCTGTATGGTCAATATAAATCAGATGGGTTGCGGAGGTATAGAAACGGACTTATACTAATTCCCAGAAAAAATGGTAAGACTACATTGTGTGCTGCACTGTGCATTTATGAACTTATGTTTGGCGAGTTCAATGGAGAAATTTATGCGTGTGCCAATAGCAGAGACCAAGCACGTATTATATTTCAGGCGGCAATGGACTTTGTTTCTACGTCAAAGATTTTAAGTAAGAGAATAAAGATATACAAGAATGCTTTATACAATCCAAAAACAAAAAGTACGTTTCGTGTACTGAGTAGAGATGCCAATACAGCGTTGGGACTTAATGCAAGCTTTGTTATATTTGATGAATTGTTAGCGGCACCGGACGATGGGCTGTACAATTCAATGGTAACATCGTTGGGTGCACGCAAGCAACCACTAATGTTAAGTATAAGTACAGCCGGATTTAGCAAAGCGTCATTTCTTTATCAGCTTGTGGAACACGGTGAGCGTATCAACTCTGGTGTTATACAGGACGATACTTTCTATGCCAAGATTTATGGATTAAAAGAAGGACAAGACTGGACCAGTGAGGAGACGTGGAAAGAATGTAATCCATCACTAGGTCACACCGTAAGCATGGATTTCTTTAAGTCTGAATTTAATAGAGCCAAAGAGTTTCCCCGGTTTGAAATGGCATTCAAGACATTATATCTAAATGCGTGGCTGGACAGTGAGAAAGGTTGGATTGGTGATGGGCAATGGATGGAGTGTGGCACTGTTATAAAGATAGAAGATTTCAAGGGAGATACTTGTTATGCTGGTTTAGATTTGAGCAGTACAGTTGACTTAACTGCATTATCATTAGTATTTTATAAGAACGAAAAGTTTTATGTGTTCGTGCATTGCTTCTGCCCCGAGGAAAATATAAAGATACGAAGTAGAAAAGATAAAGTGCCTTATGAGTTGTGGGCCAAGGAAGGCTGGCTAACTGCTACACCGGGCAATTGTACAGATTATGATTATGTATTAAAGCATCTGACCGATATTTCAAAAGATTATAATATAGCGTCCGTTGCAATCGACCGCTGGAATTCAAGCTATCTCAGTACTAAATTAATAGAACAAGGATTTGCGGTTATAAATTTCGGGCAGGGATTTGCAAGCATGGCAAGTCCAGTACGTGCAATGGAGCGATTGGTGTTAGCTAAGGGGTTTATACACGACAAGAACCCAGTATTGCGCTGGGCAATGAGCAATGTTATATTGAAAATTGATGCCGCCGGTAATGCCAAGGCAGACAAAGCCAAGAGTAGAGAACGTATTGACCCTGTAATTGCTTCACTAATGGCACTAGAAGAGGCGTCGAAGAATGCATTTGAGGCTGGAGCTACCAATATATCGTGGGTATGACCAGCGTTTTTTCAACTTCAATAATACTTATTACTATATAATATGGACTTCTTTTCATTTTTAAAGCCCAAGGTTAAGACCGCTACGGAACAACCAGTAGAAGAAGCACGCAGCACTACGACTGGTGGTGTAACAGTTTCCAATTGGGATAGTGCTTTCAGTGTTGGTAAGAATATAGATAAAATTTCTGTAGTTTACGGATGTGTTACATTGCGTTCAAATACTATAGCAAGTCTTCCAATTACATTAAATAAAAAACTGGATAAGGGACATGAACCAGCGGTAGATCATCCATACTATAATATAATCACCAAGTCTCCAAATCCATTCATGACCAATTTTACATTTTGGTCGTGGGCTGTGACACAGTTAGATTTATTTGGAAATGTTTATATACAGCGCATTAGACGCAATGATGGACTAACTGCCGAGTTGGTGCCGCTCAATCCGTATTCTGTAGAAATCAATATAGATGCCAATGGCTCGCCAACATACAAAATGTTGCTGACGCTGAATGATGGTACGTCGGTAATGAAGGATTTCACCAACGACCAAATCATTCATATCAAAGGATACACGCGCAATGGTATCTACGGAATGAGTGTTATAGAAACCTTCCGCACTTTATTTGATGGCTACTCCGAATTAGAAAGTGCCGGTACTGCTATTGCAAAGAACGCGGCACGTCCAAGTGGTATTATATATCACCCCGGCAATCTTAAAGAAGAAGAGTTGAATAAATTGAAATCTGGTTGGGCCGCTGGTTTCAGTGGAAATAATAGCGGACGCACAGCCTTCTTACCAAACACTTTAAAGAGTGAGGCAATCAACAGCGGTCTAACTGCCCAAGAAGCTGAGTATGTTAGCCAAAAACAATTTAGTGCACAACGTATTGTCGCAGACATTTTTGGATGCCCACTACATCGCTTTGGTTTAACTGGTTCGCCGACATATGCCAGCGTTGAATTGAACAGCTTGGAGTTCGTAAACTGGACCTTGGCTCCAATTATAGCAAATATTGAACAGACTTTAAATAAGGCGTTGCTAGAAGATAGCGACGAATATTATATTAACTTCAATGTATCTGGTCTGTTGCGCGGTGACATCAAGACTAGAATTGAGTGGTATAGATTCGCTATGGCCAATGGTGTAATGACTTCTAATCAGGTGAACGAGGCAGAAGATACGGGTGTATATGTTGATCCTAAAGACGGTGGTGATGATTATCTACGTCCAGTAAACTATATGGCAGTGGGTAAACCCGCGGCAAATACGCAAGTTAGTGGTTCAATTTCTCCACCGGCGTTATAATTATACATAATGAATAATACTTTAGAATATCGCGCCTTCGGCATGGAAGACGTAAAGGTTGATAAAGAAAAGAAAACCATCGTAGGACGTGCTGTAGTTTATAATAGCATGAGCGGTGAATTGCGCACTGTTTCTGGTGATACGTTTCGTGAAATTATTCTACCGGGAGCACTCGTGGAGAGTTTAAAAAATAATGATATTCTGGCTTTTAAAGAACACGATCCCGCTATGTTGCTTGGGCGTAGTTCTGCTGGAACGTTGCGCATGATGGATAAAGAAGATGGATTGTATGTTGAAATAGATTTACCAGATACTTCTTATGGTAAAGATACATTAGTGAGTGCAGAACGCGGAGATTTGAAAGGATTTAGTTTTGGATTTAATAAACCAAAGAGTAAAAACTATTCACGTTCCGGCGTAAAGATTCGTGAAATATCTTCATTAAATTTGCGCGAAGTATCTGTTGTATCTAGTCCAGCTTATGGAGAAACAACCCTCGCATTGCGAAACGAAGATTTTATCGAAGAGGAAACTGTCGTTGATCTCAACACTGAAAGGGGAACAGAAGTCAGAGTTGAGGACAAGAAGATTGAAAATATTAAAGTTGAACCTGCTGCACCGGTTGCGCCAGTTGTCGACGCTAATAAAATGAAAGATTTAGAACTGAGATGGAAATTCTTAACTCTAAAAGAACAAGATAAAAATTTACGAGGCACAACCTCGTGCTTAGTATAACAAACAAATAATACAATAATATGAGTAATCTATTACAAACACGCAACGAGGTCTATTCTGCGATGAAAAACATCATGGAATTGGATGCCTCCAAGCGTTCAGAAGGCGACTACGCCAAATACAATGACCTAGAAGGTCAATACACAAACCTAACGAAGCAGATCGAAGCCGAAGTTAGATTCGATGCCGTTAAGGCTAAAATGGGCGAAGTTCTTGATACGCGCCACGTAGGCAATTCCAAGACCGCAAACACAGACGAAATTCGTGAAGCCTTTTTGGACTATGTTCGCACTGGCAATATGACCGAAGTTCGCAATCTTAATACGTTCAGTGCTGCCGAAGGCGGCGTGAATGTGCCGACTGTATTGCTAAACACAATCCAGAAGACCTTGGCCAATGCTAACGTAATGCGTCAGCTTCCGGGTATTAAAGTTATTGCAACCACGTCCACGACCACGCTTCCAATCGTTGGAACTGGTATCACTGCTTTGTGGAAGGACCAAAATCCATCTGCTTCGTATGCTGAGACGAATCCTGCTTTCACCAGCGCAACGCTTGGTGCATATAAGCTGACCGCTCTCGTGAAGCTATCCGACGAGTTGGTGCAAGATGCATCGACCGATTTGGAAGCCACGATTGCACAAGAAATCGGTACTGCGTTCGGTAATGCCGAAGAGACCGCTTTCGTGTCTGGTTCTGGTACTCTACAACCTCGCGGATTGCTACGTGTAACCGCTGCTGGTGGAGAAAATGTATTGAGCCAAAACTTGGGCAGTGCTTCTGGTTCTATCTTGACCGACTTGATTGACGGTTACTACAAGATGCCAGCATCCGTCCGTCAGGGCGCGGTGTATGTTGTCGGTACTGCTATGGCCTCGGTCATGCGCAAGAGCCGTTCTTCGACTGGCGAATTCCTGTGGGATACGTCCGTTGTTGTTGGCGCTCCTAATACCTTCAATGGTGTGCCAGTATTCGAGTCCGATGGTTGCCCAGCAACTTGGGATTCGACCACGGGTATTCTTGGTATGTTGCTAAATCCTTCGTTCGTCACCATCGGTGATCGCGGTGGATATAATCTCCGTCGCCTGATGGAGCTTTATGCGGCAGAAGGTAACACGGGTTACATCGCTTCTAAGCGCACTGACATCGTTCTTACAAAGGGTAAAGCCATCTGTAAGTTCGTTGCCGCTTCGGCCTAATTTAGTTAGTATATAAAGTTCTCATAAAACTCTGAGGGCGGCTCCTAAAAAGAGCCGCCCTCTTTATTTTATATATGCCCACTAAACATATAAAAATGCCCATTGCTTTCTTGGTTTGGTCTATACTTATACACATATATGAGAATTTACAACGTATCTGATTATGGTCTTACAGTAAGTGAATCAAAGAATTACTTAAAACTTGAAGTAAACGACGACGACTCTCTGATAGACGTGCTAATCACGGCGAGTTATGAACAAGTAGTGGCCGAATGCAATAGATACTTTACCCCAACGACGTGCAGCATGAATGTATTTTCAAGCAGCGGGGACTTATTCTTATCTACACAGACTGTATTAACTGTATCAACGGGTTCATTAAAGGAAGTTGATGGATCGTGGTACACTTATATTGACCAAACTTATAGTGGACCAATTTCTTTTACATTGGTCCAATCAGGATCAAAAGTGCCGGGTAATGTTAAAGTTGCACAGATGATGTTGGTTAATAGTTTTTATGAAAATAGATTACCAGAAGCGATTGGTAATATTACTTCTCCTTTATCATTTTCGGTGGGCGCGCTGTTGAGTCCATATAAACTAACAAAACCATAAAATGAATCCCGGCAAACTTTTTGATCGTATAGTTTTAAAATATCCAACCAGTTCTTCATTGGATCGGTTCGGACAAACCACTTTTGCATATGCGAGCAGCAGCTTGTGGAGCAATGTAAAAACACAGTCTGGTACTGAAATCAATACTAATGGTATCATTTTCACCAACGCCACTTATATTTTTACAATACGCGAAACGGCCAATGCGACAGAAAAAGCATATATCACATTTGAAGGTAAAGATTATAATATAGTTTTTATTGATGAACCGTCTGAAGGTTATCTAAAACTTACTGGCGAGAGACGCAAACAATCCTAATGGCTGATGAACTTAAAGTTAAAATTACGGGACTCGCGGAACTTGAGAAAAAACTTCTAAGTATGGGCCAAGAGTTTGGCGCAAAAGCGTTGGCATCATCTGCATATAGTGCAAATAAAACATTTCAGGATGCTATAAAGAATCAGATTCAGGCACAAGGATTGGTAGATACTGGATTATTACATAAGTCTATAACTCGCAAAAGAATTATTTATGCCAAAAATGGTAAGCTAGTTGTTATAACCGGGGTGAGCAAGAACACGCGCGGGCTTGATAAAAACGGAAAGCGCAGAATACCTTGGAAATATGCCAACATTTTAGAAGGAAAATATAACTTTACCCAGAACGCTTTCAATGCTGTTAAAGATAAAGTGGTGGAAGACTTCGTTAAAGTGTTAGAGCGAAAGATTAAGAAATACGAGAAGAACAACCCTAATCCACCTGTGGGTTAATAATTATAGGAAACAAAACATATGGCCGGAATAACAGAATATTATTATAACTTACGCCAGATGATTCATTTAAATCTGGAAGTGCCAGTATATAGTGAATCGACCTTTTCCAACCAAGACGTTGAGCTTCCTTGTATAGTGTTCAGGCGCGACAGTACTTTGGGCACTCAAACGATGAGCGGTCCAAGTGTACGTTATGAAACTGTGACGTGGGATTGCAAAGCAGGCACGATAGAAAAGGCGGAGGAAATGCGCGACTTTATTATATCAATCTTAAACGGATATGATGTAGAAATTCAGATGGTGTTGGGAAGCAGCACAGATAGTTTTGATATTCGCACGGGTATTTATACACGCGGCATTTCATTCACTGTAACTTATGGTGCTGAGATAGAATATAAAAATGTAATCATTGGTCTGTCTGGAAAGTCTGGTTCACTTGCTTACTTTGTTTCAAAATATGAAATCACCGGCAGTGAAAATGCTTTATTGATTAATGATACAGATGTGCAATTCATGGGCGACGTGGATGTTACCGGGAGCATGGTCATACACGGTACATTACAGGTCAGTGGTGGCATTGGTATTGAGACTGCCAGCTATGCATATAGTGCTTCATATTTAATTGGGTTAGCCGAAACTTCTTCGTGGGCAACTAATGCTATATCTTCTTCATATGCTGTTAGTGCCTCATATGCTTTAAGTTACAGTGGTACCAGTGGAACTTCGGGAACAGCCGGTTATAGCGGAAGTTCTGGTACGAGTGGAACCAATGGTACGGCTGGAACAGCCGGAAGTTCTGGTACAAGTGGAACAAGTGGCACGAGTGGTTCGTCTGGCACTAGTGGTAATTCTGGTACAAGTGGTAATTCTGGTACAAGTGGTAGTAGTGGAACATCTGGAACAGGTGGAACATCGGGCACGAGCGGGTCATCTGGAATATCTGGCGCAGCCGGTACTTCTGGTTCCAGTGGAAGTTCTGGTTCTAGTGGGGCCACTGGTACATCGGGTTCAAGTGGTTCGTCTGGTACAAGCGGCGAGGCTGGCACATCTGGTTCTAGTGGGGCCACTGGTGCATCGGGTTCAAGTGGTTCGTCTGGTACAAGCGGCGAGGCTGGCACATCTGGTTCTAGTGGAAGTTCCGGTTCTAGTGGGGCCACTGGTACATCGGGTTCAAGTGGTTCGTCTGGTACAAGCGGCGAGGCTGGCACATCTGGTTCTAGTGGAAGTTCCGGTTCTAGTGGGGCCACTGGTGCATCGGGTTCAAGTGGTTCGTCTGGAGAAAGTGGCTCGTCTGGAACAAGTGGAGAATCTGGCAGCAGTGGAACATCCGGTGAAAGCGGCACAAGCGGCTCGTCTGGAACGTCCGGCGAAAGTGGAACCAGTGGTTCATCTGGTGAAAGCGGCTCGTCTGGAACAAGTGGAACAAGTGGAACATCTGGCAGCAGCGGTGAATCTGGAACAAGTGGTTCGTCTGGAGAAAGCGGTTCGTCTGGAAGTAGTGGAACATCTGGTGAATCTGGAACAAGTGGAGAGTCTGGAACCAGTGGCACAAGTGGAAGCTCCGGTGAATCTGGAACCAGTGGCACAAGCGGAACCTCTGGTGAATCTGGAACCAGTGGCACATCTGGCGAAAGCGGCACAAGTGGTTCGTCTGGAGAAAGCGGTTCGTCTGGAACCTCTGGTGAATCTGGAACAAGTGGAGAGTCTGGAACCAGTGGCACAAGCGGAACATCCGGTGAAACACCAACATCAATGCCATACGCCAATATCACTGATATTACAGTTGATAGTCAATTTGCTGGCACAGCAAGTTATGCATTCACAGCATCTGGATTGGTATCTTCTGATCCTATCGTTATTACATATCCAACTGTTCCTGATGCTGTAACATTTAATGATGATGGTGGATCTACAAATTTAACAATTGGGCAAAACAGCGGAACACAATTAACATTTAAAAGTGCTGGTTCCCCACTGTTGCAGATTACAGCAAATGACACAGATAATATAATTTATACTACCAATAGACCTCTAAAAATTACTACTGAGACAACCTCAGACAATGAAATTGTAATGACCTATGGTTTGGTTGAATTGGCTGCGAATTTATATCTAAGAGCAGGAAACGAAGCAGCCGGCGCAATTAGTTGTTCAAAATATACCAATCATAGTGCTAATATACCACTTGCATTTAGATATGATGATACAGATACAATGACATTAGATGGCGCTGGAGTAATTGTAACTGGTAGTGTTCGTGCATATGGATTCACAGGTTCATTGGCAGGCACAGCAAGTTATGCTTCATATGCACTATTTGCAGAAAATTCAAATGCTACTTCTACGGCAACGTCAATTGGCTCAGATATTATAGACGATATATGGACGTATGCTGGGTTCTAATAATACTTATATAAAAGGAAATCAAACTTATGGCATCATTTAATTATACTCCCATCAAACAATTAGCCACTTATACGCTTCATGCAACTGAGAGCATCGTGTACACTGCGCCGGTGAGCAAGTCGGTGGAGGTCAGTAGTTTTTGGTTTCACAATCCTACTACAAATACAATAACTGCACAACTATTTTTTCCAGTTAGTGCTGGTCAAGTAACTGGTTCGGCTACTTCTTCTATTACTTTACAAAGAATGAATGAATCATTTACTTCTTCACTGTCCTTGGAAATGTCACCAAAAGTACCATTCGTATTAAATAGTAGTGGGTCTTCGGCATACAGTGACAAAATCACAATGAAGGCAAGTCAATCATCTTCACTTAATGTAATTGTATATGGCAGAGAACAAATATAATATATGTTCAGAAGCAATAAATTATCAAGAATTGGAAGATTCAAATTTGGAATAGTATTTGAAAGTCCGTCGCCTAATTATACTGCTGTAGCAATCCCGGTGTGGTCGTGGTTACAGACCAACGTTGCTGGCTATACTCACGGTGGAGCATTCTCTGGAAATTTAACTTCTATTCCGAATAAGGGAACATATGCAACTGAGACTACGGCCACGGTTGCCGGGGCAGCACTTACAACCAAAAGAACTCGTTCCGCAGCGGTTGGTGATACAACAATTGGTTTAATACTGGGCGGAAGCACAACCGCAGATGCCCTATTAAGTACCGCAGAAAAAACAACATATGGTACCAGCACAACTGCAACACAAGCGTCGGCAAATCTGTCTGTTGCTAAGTCATCTATCAAAGGAAACGCTGGGTTTTTTACTGGTTATATTTATGGTGGTGGAACTGGGTCGGCCAATTTGTCGAATACAGTGGTGGCCGAAAAGGTTCCATTCTCTACCGTTACCTCCGCGTTGGTTTCGAGTGCGAATCTAACAGCGGTAAGTGGGTTGGGAGCGGCCATGTC